TCAGTAGTACGCTATGTTAAATACCGCTTGATATCTGTATTTTTTTCTTTTTGTATCCGTGTAATTGTAGTCACTGTTTAGTTCGCACCTGCAAACGCCATCTCTTTCCGTGATTCGCTTCATCGCTTCCTTCATTTCTTCGTTTAATTTTGCCGTGGAATAGAGCGTGTCAGAAAAAGACTGGACCGCCAGTGTTGCATGTTTAATATGATCCACTTCGCTTCCTCCAGTCTTTTCAAGCAAGATATATTTCTTTTCCTTGTTTTCTTCTTCCATTAACACCGGTACGTCCAAAATCGTTTTTAGGTGTTCTCTTACAATTTCTTCGATCATTTTCCCACCGCCTTTAATAGGCTGTTGTTTCCGTCGTCTCCTGTTACTTCCGCAACCGCCCTTGTTTGTGCTACATATGTCTCGACTGTTCCGCCGGATGTTCCGGCAATTCGTTCCGCGTGTTTTTGTATGGTTGCGCGCATCTCTTCCGACCGCAATAATGCTGTGATTCCTTTTCTATTTAAGACAATTTTCGCTTTCTTACCCATATCGCTCTACCATCCACTTTTGATTCCATTCCAGCGGTATATTTTGTTCGATTCCCTGCTGCGGAAATCCTATTACTTTCCAGATTTCTCCAAAAAATTCTACTTTATTATCTTTCCATGTGTGCTTATCTCCTTTAGGTATTGCGATCGTGTAAACTGCCTTTTTCCCCGTTAAGTTCAGCGCATCCAAAACCTCTTGTGTATTCGTGGGGGCTACAAGTACATTTTCAACTTTTGTCGGCGTTTCCTTGTAGATCAGTTTTCCAAATGGATCTTCATTTATTTTTTCCTTTTCATAAAGTGTCACTGTGATCCCTTTTATCATCGCCATACAGATCAATCACCCCTATTCTTTGTCGTTTCAGTCCGAGCCTTGCCAACTCGCTTTTTTTAATAAATAATCCGCCTCCCGGTACTAGGTATGTCCCAGAAACAGAATAACCCAGTGCCGATTCTGACCGTTGCGTCATCGGCTCTGCGTCTGTTGACGTCATAAGCGTGCGCGCTATCACATCTACAACTACAGACTTTGCAACATTTTCTAAATATGATTTTTCTTCTATCATACGATCAAGGTTTTTCCCCACCTTATCGGCTTCCATTCTCAAGCTATCCTCTACTATTGGCAGTAAGTTTTTTGCGCGCTCTTTTTCGTCTTCTGTCAGCGATCTCCACAGTTTTTCAACATCTTCGATCTTGGCAAAATTATTCATCTTTTTTCACCGTCTTTCTCTTTTTAGTGGTGGATCTGGGCGGCTTTTCTGCCTCCCAGTCTCCACCCTTCAGTTCGCACTGTGTTTCGATCACATTCCCTGTTCGTTTGTTTCTGTATATCAAACTTCGTCTACCACCCTTGCGAAATATTCCGGCACAAGAATTCCCCATCCGAGATAGACTTCTGCGCGGATGTAAACCTGGTTGTAACCTTTTAAATCTTTTCCCGTGTTGTCCGGATCGCCATATTTGATGATCTCCAAAGGAATTTCTTTCGAGAACCCCCACTTGAAAGCGTTGGAAAAATCGCCCACGATTGCGTGATCTTTCACAGTGTCGTTGTATACAGTCTTGTTTACACTTGTTTTCATTCCTCCGAGAGATTCCGGCGATGCTCCAAACCTAAATTCTGGGTACTGTCTGACTCCGTTTTCCTTTACCGTTGCCATGTCTGCCCCGAATGCATTTGACAGCGCTATCCCTGTAACGTCTCCGTCCGATCCCTGCACCATTGCAATCGCCGCATCTAAATTTGTATCCGGCGTTCCTTTTGTATATTTGACTTTTTGTGTTACTTTACTGTCAAAGTGATTCGTGCCTACAACTGTTGATGCTCCGCCTGTCCGTGGGTTAATGCCGTGAAACGCTGCCAGATCAAAACCTTTCGCTACTTTTGCCGCAAAACCATTGTTAAACGCTGTTAAAATATCAAGCTGTTCTTCTTCTGTCGCGTACAAAAATTCGTCTGAAACTCTCGCTCCGTACTCAAATTTGATTGGCACGATTTTTACCGGATCTACAGTAATGCCGCCCTCTGACTTTTTCCCGTTTTCTGCTACAATATCGATCTCATTGTCCATTGAAAAAATAAATTCTTTCAGTCCGTTGAATGGGATCGGCGTCTGTCCCGACAAAACCGCTAAAGATGATTTTCCCTTCACTTTGTTCATTAGATCTTTTACAAGTACCGCGTCAAATAAATTTTCTCTTCCTGTTGCCATGTTCTTATTCTCCTTTCAAATTGTTTAACATTTTTTTCGTTGCTTCTCTGATCGAGTCGTCTTTATTGTCTGTGTCTCGTGTAAAGTTCGGGTATGTGGTTTTTCCCTTCAAAAATTTAGAAAAAGCTTCCGCGTCTTTCTTCATTTCGTCTTCTGTTTCCCCTGACAACTTCCCTGCAAGTTCGTAGGGAATTCCGTTTTCCATTGCCACTTTTACCCTTTTCGATTCTTTTTCGTACTTTGCGATCGTGGCGTCTTTGTTCGCCGCATCTTCCGGGGATAAATACCCTTTGTACTTCTCTTCTGCTTCTTTCGGTGATAAGTACTCTTTGTACTTCTCTTCCACAGCTTCTGGTGATAAGCATCCGCTAAATTCCCTTCTTACCGTTTCTCTTTCCTGTTCCAGCCGATCTTTCACAGCCTCCTCGAACTGTTCTCGCGTTTCAATAGCTTCAAAATCACTCATTTTTTGTTCTCCTTTCCCCGCTTAACCCGGTGGTTTTGGTATTTTTGTATATTAAAAAAGTGCTGTTTCCAGCGTCTTTTTAATATCTTGCTATCTGTTTTTTTCGTTCCTTTGTTTCTGTGCATTTCCAGTATGCAAGGATCACACTGTCAAGCAGCGCGATTTCAACCCCTTCTTTTAATGATCTGTATCCGAATCCTCCGTTTGATCCTATCGCCCTTTTTTCGCTGTTGCTTACAGACTGTGTTAACGATGCTTGGTCGGAATGACAGATATTTCCTTTAAACAGTCCTTGTTCAAAAGTCGCGTTTGCTCCTATAATTTCTTTTACAGTTGGCAGGGTTGGTGCTTTCATTTTTGCATCTTTCATGTCTTTTTCGAGTATATGCTGCCCGTTCGCTCCGTCTACAACTACCGTTTTGGGTTTCATTTCCGCAATGTATGATAGTATCCAGTCGTTCCCTTCGCGGATTGTTCTGCAGTCGAGTGCCTCAACGAAAATTTTTCCTTCATTCGTTTTTGATGCTACCGACATCGCAACATGCTGTCCGTCATGTCCATATTTAACCCCAACAAAAAGTTCTCCTTTTAATTTTGGTTTTGATGCGATCGCCAGTGATTCCCACTCTGTTTTACTAATCGCCGATTTTTGATTATATTTTAACCACAGTCCCAGTCTTTGGATGTTAAAATCTATATCATCCGTTGTAATTTCTGCCCGGATCTTCCTTTCTGTCAGTATTGTTCCTAACGACGGGTTTGTTTCGTACCACGCCTCAACATCGTTCGCGGATGTCAAGTTTTCAACCGACCATTCCGCCCATCCAGAGTCAAATCCCCGGCCGGCAAGTACTGTCTCCCTATATTTTGTAAAAACTGTTCCGGCCGATACTGCCGTCGGCGGCGTTCCAAGCATGATTGTTTGTGGGTTCTCGCTGTCTGATACAATATATTTCAGTGACGTCTCCTGTGCTTCCGTGTATTCTTGTGCCTCATCTATAATTAACACGTCGTACCCTTCGCCAAGTCCGCCCGATGATGTTCTTGTTCGGAATTCCACCACACCTCCATCACTTGTGTATAAGTGTTCTTTTCCGAACGCCTTAAATGATGATGATATCTTGATTCCTGCTTTTTCGCACATTCGATCCAGCCGCTCCCACACTGCGTGTGATGTTGTTGCTCTGTGTGCCGTGTATAGAATTCTTTCGCCGTTTTTCAGTCCCCATAGGCAGCGCGCCAACACATTTTCCGACTTTCCGTTTCGTCTCGGCACTGAATAGCCATATTTCTGATGCATCCATAAACCATCATCGTTTACGGCCATAATGTCGCATTGTAGCAACTGTTGCCATTCAAGCAGCTCGTTCCCCGTCTTCGCGTACAGTTCCGCAGCTTCTTGTCCTCGTGTTTTTGAGTAAGGAATCGTTACGGATTGAGTAGGCATCTGACGTCCCAGTCTCGTTTCCGTCATAACTTTCCTCCTGTCTTTTAACTATATCTTTCATGGGCAATATCACCCCATTGCCTGAAGGGATATTTTTTAAATTGCATTAAAAAACGCGCTTTTCGCGCGCTTAAATAAATGGAGTTATTTCTTTTATGTCTTTCAAAAATTCTTTCGCTTTCTCTATCAAGGAGTTGTTGCACACATACGCAATCCCTTCCGGTGTGATCTCTGCCGTTTTTAAATCATAAATCAATTCTTTGCCCCACACTTTTTCTGTTTCGCATGTTATATATCTGTCTTCAATTAAATTTCTCATGATATAATCCCAGTATTTCCGGTTGATCTGCAGTAGTTGATTGTCGTGAGTAATCATGTTTGGATTTACATCTTCCCCCGATTTCAATTTTACATACAAGTACGATAGTATCTTGTATACAATTACAAAATAATCGTCTTTTGCCATTTCGCCTCACCCTTCGATCTCTTCTATCATTTTTTCAAACATTTCTTTTTCATTCATTTCTTCCATGTAGAACAGCTTTCCATCCTCAAACATGTTTTTTTCCACTTCTGTTTTTGAGAATGCGTGTTCTAATACGATCGCGTTTGCCCAACTCAGCCCCGATACAATAAAAAACTCGTCCTCTCTTACAGCAAAGCACTTTTTCCCTCGCACTTCTGTTTCTTTCTTGTATCTTCTTTCAAATTCTTTTTCTAACGCCTTGCATCTTTCGTCAATCTTCTTTTTCTTTTCCGTTGATATCATATCTTTTCACACCTCCTTCTCCTGTAGAAATTTTATAGTATTCACCTCCGTGATGACTTCTTTCTCCTGGGCGATACATTAATAATCCATCTCCCCCGAAGTTTACCCTGTATCCTCCGCCCTCTTCAAATGGAATATCTCTGTAATTTTTCCCTTTTAAAGGTTTTATCTCATATCCCGATTCTTTCAGTGCGTAGTATAAACCTCTCGGTGTATACGCGCTTAACATTTTGGGGTGTCCTGATATTCTTGAAGCAAGATCGAGTCCGTTTTCCTCTTTGATCCTTTTTTCTTTTTCCTTTGGCGTTTCTTTTATCTTATCACTTTTTTGCTTGTTAGACCACTCTTTCGTATTCTCTATTCTTCTGTTTACATCTTTCTTGTCTGTCGTTTTCTTTGTGTGTACATTTGTTACTTTTCCGTCTCCAGCGTCATACTCTACGGTACACCTACAATGCTTGTGCCGCCTGAACACATCGTTTCCGGTGTCCGATACAGCTTCGTAATCATATACCCCTGTAAGCCTGTTGCACCATTCGCAGCATTTTCCTGTTGATGTTCTTCTGATTTTCGGTCTTAACCCTGCTTTTAAGTGAAAATCTGCATTTTCTTTTACCGCTGCATCTATTACAGATTGCGTAAAGTTTACGACCGCTTCTCCTAGTATGTACGCGACATCCTCGTATTTTCCTCCTGATACGATGTTAATAATTCCTCGAACCCTATCTTCGTTCATTTCCGGTTTTATGGCTTTGATTCCGATTCCTGCTTTTTCGTTTAATATCTTTTGAACTTCTACTGCTGCCTCTGCTGTAATATCATAATTATGTTCCAGTCGTTCCCTTATTACCCTGTCAGCGATATTGTAATACATTTTGCCATCCGGTAATATTTCTTTTGATAAATTGCTTTGAAACGCATCCGCTAGTAGTTCCCCTGTTTCGATCGCAAAATCATTCGCATCTTTATATGTCGCTGTTTTTTTCTTAACCTTTTCTCGAAACGCTTTGATCGTCTCGCTTTTTTTTAATTTCTTTTCAAAATCTTTTTTTATTTTTTCCAGTAATTCCGGTGCGATATCTTTCATTTATCCCCTCTTATATCCCCGTGAAATCTTTCATTTTATCTTGTGTAATATATCCCGGGATTGCCTGATTGATTTTTATAGCTCCGTCTCCATAACTACTCAATGCGGCCGCGTCCGGTTCAAAGACCGGCTCCCATTTTGGTTTTGTTAAATAAAACTGCCTCCGCTCGTACGGGTAGTTATCCCTCAAGCACGCCGCGATGTATCCCGCGTTTAAAAAACCTGTGCCAAACGTCCTCTGCGCTTTTCTTGCGATTAGTCTAAGATTTTCGTGACTTGCCTTGATTGCTTCCGCACTGCTTGGATTGTCTGTTACAAACCCTAGATCGTCCAGCGTTAGACCTGTCTCTCCGGCAAATAATCCGGCAAACATTTTTAGCTGATCGTTGTGAGGTGACATGCTTTGCTGCGCAAATTGCCCTAGCTGCGGTTTGTCGCCGCCCTCGCCTTTCGTAAATTCCAACAAGCTCGACATTGTAGCCTTCCATTTGTTAATCGGTTCTAGATCAGGGTCAGTTCCAACTACATATTTTTGCGGAAACGAGTAAAACTCTGCCGCAATTTCTGATCGTTTTACCGTCCTCATTGCACTGTTGACAATATCCATGCACGCTCGACTGATCCTGCTATGACCAAACGGTCTTACCGCATCCGGCCGGAATACGATCGGGACAAGAAGCGGGTGTGGTACGTTGTTTTTAATTCTCTCCGGCGTCTCGTCTCCTTTTCTGTATATCCATGTGTCGCCTTTTGTAAAATATGCTTCTGTTTTCGGGTTTTTGTTTTTATCTCGTTCGAGTACGGCGTAACCTTCCACCAACAGACCTGTGCTATCGTCTATGATCCCCGTTGCATTCGCGCCGTCTATTACTTGCAATTTCGGAAATCCTGTTTTGTCTACTGATATATAAACAAAACAGCATGAAGAAATAAGCGCTGACAGTACGGCGCTGTCAAAAAATGTATCTGGGTTGTTCATCAAAAAAATTTCTCCGATGTCAAAATTATCATTTGTGAATTCTCTGAATACAATCCTGTCTGCAAGGTTATCCACTGCTTTCCCGCACCATCCGAGAACCGACTGTACGTTTCTCAATTCTGGCGGTGTCGATATCTGAAAATCCTTCACCCTGTTCTTCATTTCATAGTATTTGTAACGCATTTTCACTCGTTCGCTCTTTATCTGTAAACGTCTTCGTAAATAATTTACCCCTCTGTAATCTGCCATATTAGCTTCCTTTCTTTTAGCGTGTGTTTTTTTTCACAGTGACGGCGTGAAGTACATCCATGCCCGTGTATAGGGGTGGTATGCCCCCTTATTTCCTATTTACTGCGTCTTATATTTTTCCAATCAAACGTGTGCGGCAACACTCTGTTGCTTATAACTTCATCCTTTTCTTTGTCTCTCCGCTTTATCAACTTGTCACTCTTCTGCCTGTTGCACGTCCAGTGTGCAAGCTGAAGATTGTTTATATCTGATGGATGTCCCCCTTTTGCTATCGGGATAATATGATCTATGCACGGCGACAACGGATGCGGATATTTTAATCCGAAGTCAACCGGTTTCCCGCATATCCCGCATACCGTCTGTGTTGCATATATTTTCTTCTTATTCCGTTCAAACGCTCCTCGGTGTGATCCATCTCGATCCGGTCTGTATACCATGCCTTCATCCTTTTTCTTTATATACAAAAAAGCAGCCGACTTTCGCCTGCTGCCCTTTGTATTTCTCTGTTTACTTTTCTTCGATTCTTTTATTTGTTTCCGCTGTTCTTTATTTCTCCAGCTCTTCTGCTAACTCTCGGAATACTTCCGATAATTCTTTGCACTCTTCTTTGGTTAAATCATGCCCGAAACAATAGTCACAGCATTCCATCAGTGTAATGTTTTCTTCGTTCCATTCCAGCGAAAATACTCTGTCTTTTTCCCCTAGTTGTTTTAAAAGTTGCTCATGCTTTTTAACTACCTCTTTATCTTTGTATTGATCGTAATTGCAAAACATGTCATCACTCTCTTTCAAAATAGTTTTCAAAAAAAGGACGCCCTTTCGGATGTCCTTGCGCGTGGTTATGAGAGGGTTATTTCCCTCTTTGTCTTTTAATTCAGTTTATACTATATCACATTTTCGAGTCTCACGGAGTCTCATTTTATAAAATTTCTATAAAATTTCAAAGTTTTCCAGTGCACTATCATATATTCTGTATAGTTTCGCCTTACTTACTCCCATTTTTCGTTGTATCGCTTTATTGTTTTCTCTAAGTAAATAGTATCTTGTAAGTGCTTCTTTTTCTTGTTCATCATTCATTTTGTTTATTGCTTTTCTGATGCGTTCGTACCGGATCACGCTTTCAACCCATTCTTTTTTTAACTCCTCCATGAGGCTTTCGATCTTTGCCGTGTAATCTGATAGATCCTTTTGACTGCTGCCCCGTGGCATCCCATCGCCTTGCAACGCCGGAAACATCGTGTCGAGTCTTAGTTGTTGTATCTGATCTTTTATTAGAGCTTCTCTATTCTTTGAATTTATGTATCCCTCTAGGTATTCTTTTTTCTGTTCGATTTCTTCCCATTTCTGCATTATTATTGCCTCTCGTTCTCTTCCAGTATTCTAGTACGGTTTCTTTTCTCAACTGCTACCCCTGCGCTCGGATCAACGCGGCGGCGCTTGGTTTGTTTGTGTTGCTCAATGTATCAGCTCCTACTCTACTTTCATAAATCTGCTCATAATGTGTTCCTTTTTATGACAACTCTTTCTTAAATCGTCTGTACGGTTCTGGAAGCGGTTGCCAAGCGATCACATCCGGATTTTTCCATTCTGGATAGTTATCTAACATCCACCCTTCTTCTTTTTCGTAAAGTGCAAATTCAAAAGCGTTATCAAATAATATGTTATCTGCTGGTTTTCCGCTTACTTGTACCAACACTATTTCTTCACAATCTTCCGGCAATCTCTCTTCTACCGGAATCCAACCATCATTGCTAGGGACATTTGTGTCCTTACCGACATTAACAACTATCTTAGACTCTCCGCAAAATTCAAAGCAATTATTAAGCCAATCAATAACATAGTCTAAATAATACGAGCTATACCCCACTGTGTAATGATCTTCACCCACTTTTTTGTACTTGATCCCATAATATGGTTTCCCGTCAGTCTTACGCGATATTATTTCCGCGCTTGTTACTTTTTCTTTTTCATTCATGTGTGAACGAATGATATCTTTTACCCTACTCGCCCGCACATACCCATCCACCTCCATATTACCTATATAAATAGGCGCATCTTCTTGAAATGTCGCTTCTTCAATCTCTTCCAGAATCTTCTCTAGTACGTTCATGTTCTCAACTCCATTCTTGACCTTGTATTTCAAACTTCTTTCCGCATTTTTGACATTCTAATATTTCATAATCCCAATCTGACGGGTGTCCACATAAATCACAGAATTCTGAATAATCATATTCATTTTCTTCTTCGCAATACGGACATTCAAATACAACAGAGGTAGGAATACACCTAACTACAACTTCTACATCTTCCATCACTCCACCTTCAACAGTTCAAAGTATTCTTCAAAATGCTTTTTGGTTATTTCCAGCCACGAACCATAATCTACAGCATCAATATGAACATGGTCTTGACCGCCAATCATCATGTGACCGCTTTCATCTAATTCATAAGCTTTTCCTTCGTCGATTACAATCGAACTATTTTCGATTAGAAATCCATCTTCGTCGTATCTATCTACGCAAAAAGACTTCTTGCATTTATATTTCATTGCTCCACCTCCAACAAACTATTTCTTAAATTCACATGCTAAAATCTCGAATTCCACATCGTCATGCAACTTTCCATCCAGTAGTTTTGCAACCTGTCTATGATAAGCACACTCTCTACCGCCATGCTTTTTAATAAAATTTCTATATCCTTTAACTGCTGGGTTCTCGACAAATGCACTCCATGATACTCTATTCATGCCGTGTTTTTCAAATAAATCACAAATCACTTTATAAACATCTCTTGCGAACTCTATATGATTTCCAAAACTTATAATTCCGAAGTTATCTGCACTCATTGTTATCCAACTTATACGATAAGATATGTACCCAATCACATTTCCATTGTTATCAACTGATGCGAAATGATGAGCGTCATAATTATTGTCAGGAATTGTTGGTAGTTCGCTCCCTGTCCATCCGCTATAGAACATATATTTAAGGTCGTACCATGTCCTCAAAAAAAGTTTTTCTAATTCCTCTTTGTATAATTGCGCTGGTTTTAGCATCACTTCACCTCCAATCAAAATGAATATGCTACCCAAAAATATTGCGTACTTCCTTCAATCGGATAGTAATATATTCCATCTCCGGAATCTTCCCCGCGCATCCATTGGTCACAATATTCTCCATCTGTTTGTTCTTCTCCGTTTGGTTCTTGAGATACCCCAAAACCGTCTATCCAAAAATCCTCAAAACCATTTTCATTAGCAAACTCTTCCAATTCTTCATAAAGTTTATCTATTTCTTTTTTTAGCTCCTTATATCTTTCTGCTTTACTTGCTATTTCTTTAGGTGCTTTCATTTATCTCTCCACCTCCAACAAATCTGCATTATCAAAAATATTGCCGATTACTTCAACACAGTTCCTTTCACATACATAAAATCCAAGATTGCAAGCGTCTGTGTGCATCTCTTTTCCAAATACATAACTGTAATCTAACTGCCAATCTCCTTTATTGTATGTCACGATTTCAGGATATTTTTCTTTTCTATTGCATATATCATTCTCCCAAATCTTCTGACCTCTCTCGTCGGTAAGTCCTGTGCACTGGCAGAGTGTGTCTGGATTAACCTCAACCATATCTGGCATATTGTTTATCATTCCCCATAAAATATAGCCTTGTTGCCATATTTGATAATAATAACCTTGTATCCATTCACCATTATCTTTTCTCTTTGCTTTAAAAAGTATTTGTCTATTCATCTTCTACCTCATTAAAACTCTAATCTAATTCCCGTATATTCCAGATGTTGTATTCATATGTGTCATGTTCTGCAATTTCTTCTTCGTCCCTTACTTGTTCTCTCTGATCCCCAGCTCAATCCCTAGTTCCTCTTTGATCGTTTTTATATAATCGTTCCAGCTTGCCATGTCATCCATGATGCATTCCGCCTTTTTGTTAAACCTCTTAATAAATCGGTCGCATCTTTGTGTTCCGAAGCCGAACTCGTCATGTAAGGTTGCCACGGAAAGGATTGTTACTGTGTCTACTGTCTGTTCTTTGATCTTGATTGTCGCCCTGTTAATGTCTTTTTTTGCTAAGGCGGTACGGATTCCGGTGACATTCCTGAATTTGATTTCTTTTTCCAACGCTTCGACACCCTCATTTTTGACGATTTCAAGCGCCATTAATAATCCATCTTCCCGTCCTGTTATGTAATCGTTTCTTTTTGCCATTGTTTTTCCTCTTTTTCATCCTTTTTTTCGAGATGTCAAAATCCCACTTCAAAACAGTAATTACTGTTTGTAGCAGGTTTTTGATTGATCCTTTTTTCTATCCTTTTATACTATAATTTCTTCGACACTTATACAGCGTTTGTGATGCAATTCTTTTCCCGATCTATAGTAAAGATCGCCTGTTTCTGCGTTCCAACCCCAATCAATCACGTTATAAACGGTCTTGATGCCTGTTTTTGTTTTAATTTTTAAAATCCTCACGTTTTTCTCCTTTCTCCCGCCGCATAAAACGGCGGGGAAACCTGTATTTACTGGTTGCGCGTGACATTTTATATGTATCATCGCCATATGGCGGAGGTACTAGAGGTAGTTCTTCCTTGCGATCTGTTCCCATTCTTTTCGGGTGTGAACCTTTTCAAACTCTGTTTGTGCGATTTTACAGAGCAGCTCCCTTGTTTTTCGGCTGTTGTGTACTGCCTGCTGCCCCGTCCGGTGATGTTCAATGCATAGGTCTACTTTTAACCCGTTTTCTTCGGATATTGCTCTTTGTCCTGCCCCGAACAGGATATGATGCTCTTCCGTCTGCTTTACGGAATAGTCGCCGTTTAACCGGGCGCATAAGTAGCAAATGCCCTTTTGACTGTTTAAAATGCTTTTTTTGTGGATTTTCCGTTTTTTCTTCTTTCTCGGCTTCGGGAAAGCCATGTCCGAATAGTCAATGCTCATCTTCCGTCTCCTGTGTGTATAACTCATGAGTCCCGTTTAGGATCTTTAGTTCTTCCAGTGATCGAAATGAGAACCCCATCTGCTGAAGTAATCTATAGAAGTCTCTTAGGCATTTCATCCCTTTTTCGTAGTGTCCGTAATAGTCAGTTGCTTCGTACGGCTCTGCCGTCCGAGTCAAGAGGATCAGCATTTGCTTTTCTTGGCTTATTTCTGCAAATTCTTTTTCGATCCGTTCTTTTTCCTCTTCTTTCGCTTCGTACGCGTTTTCGATCCCGTAAAATCCATACACCGCGTTCGTGTGTGCTACGCTTCCGCCGTCCGTTATCCGGTTTATCATGATCTTCCAGCCTGTTTCTTTTACATCAACTTCTTTCGGTATTGTGATTTTTCCCGACACAAGTTCTTTAATAAAATCGTTCCTTTCCCTTCTCATCCTTTTCAGGATTTCCGTTATTTTTCTTTTGTTTTCCTTGATTTTCTCCGTTTTCTTTTCCTGTTCCGTTTTTTCCCGCTCTTTTTGTATTACTTTTTTTACTACATAGATCCTATCGTAGTATTGATAATAATAGAGCTGATCTTTTGTGTCTTGCAGATCGATTTTTGTTTGATCCTCCCACTGTGATAGATCAATATTTGTTATCTCTTTCCATTTTCCGGTCCATCTTTCTTCTTTCGCTCTTTTCGGCGCGGCTTTTACTCCTTTTTCTTCCAGTATTTCAAACACTATTTGAGCGTTTTTCTTTATTTTTTCTTCTTTCACGGCCTGTTTTGCTTTCCATGCGATTTCGCGTGACGATACTGCAGTCTTAAGGATTTCATTCCTTTTTTTTGATGTCTTGTACCTTCTCCAGCTCGTAAAGGTCCGTTAATGTGAGTTGGAAGTCCTTATTTTCTTCGCGCCTCGTAAGTGTTTCTTGATCCAGTTTTGCAAGATTTAACCTATGTCGTACTGTATTTCTGCTAAATCCGGTCTTTTCCGCGATTGTTGTTTCTGTTTCTCCCAAATCCAACATGAGCTGGAATCCTTGTGCTTGCTCGCTTACTGATAGATCGCTGCGCTGCATGTTTTCCAACAACATCGTTGATATTTGCTCTTTTTCCGTCATTTCCACAACGGAACAGGGCATTGTTTTCAATCCCGCTTTTCTCGCTGCCGTCAGTCTTCGGTTTCCGATCACTACAAGATAGTGGTCTTTTTTGTCCGGGTTTGGTACTACAGTCAAATTTTGCATTACGCCACGAGCTTTTATGCTTTCCGCCAGCTCGTCAATGTCGGTGTATACCTTCCGCACGTTCTGCGGGTGTATGTCTAACTGTTCGATTGCAATATCTTGTATCATATCTGCTCTCCTTTCAGTAATTTTTCCACTTCCCACCAAGTAAACGACCTTTTGATCCCGTAAGGGTTTTCAAAAAGTGCGTGGTGTGGAAACGCTTTTAAAAAGCGCATCCGTTTCTTGATGGCAGTGTGTTTTTCGCTTCTTTCCGGCTGCTGCCGGAAAATCAACGTATATATCTTTCCTTCAACGAGTCTTGGGCGGTTGCCGATGTATTCCCTTGCGTTTTTCGCGCATCTTGCTTCTTTTGTAATTCTCATGGTGTCCTCCTTATGTTAGTTCTTCTCTTAGCAATCCCTGATAATCATTGCTGGCGCAAAAGCGAAATTCCGTTTCGTGTTTCTCCGCTTCCTCAAGGTACATTTTCCATAATTCTTTATTTTGGACTTCCGCGCCTGTGGCTTTTTTCCACTCGGATCGCCGCCACTTCTCCGGCGCTCCTTGTTCTGAAATATTTTTGATATAAGCGTTATCAGTGTGAATTACAACATGACACTGCTCTTTTAATTTTTGTAATGATTTTATGATTGCGATCAGCGTCAATCTGTTGTAAGTAGATTCGCACTCTTCGCCACTCATGACCCGGTATGCTTCTTCTCCGTTTGACCTAGTAAATACTAGGGCGGATGCGTATTTCCCATCTTTTACAATGGGGGATTTTATGGTGGTTTCTATGTAGATATTTACTGTTTTCATTTTAAATCCTCCTGTGGATTCTGATCAGTGTGTATCTGCGGTATCTCATCCCCGTAGCCGGGTTGATCCCCTCGTAACTGTTTGCGATGTAATAGCCTTTTTTGGGTTTTACTTCTTTTTGCCAGCGTACAAGTTTTTGGGATTTCGGTTCGGGTAACGGCATATTTTTCGCATGGTTGTAGCTTGCTTCTTTTAGTCGCGGTTTTCCTTTGCTTCCGTCCGATCGTTTTTCTCTTGTTTTTTCGTTTTTTGTCATATAGTTTGCCAGTTTTGTAAAATCCTCATCGTAAAACCGGCTTTTTTTGATCTGCGTAATATAGATTGCTCCGTGTTCCCATGCATCTTCGATCCATTCTGCCGCCCCTGATGTTTTTTTAATGACTAGATGGATGTGCCATGCACCCTTTGTGCCCCGCTCTATGTTTCTGATCCAGTAAAACGGAGTGTTTGCCTTTTTATATTTCGGACGGAGCTTTCGGAGTGCTTTTTGTAAGTCTTTTAGTGCCACTGTCATGTCTTTCGGTCTTTGCTCGACTTTGTAGGTGTATGTTACAAAGTAGTCTCCTGCATCAAAATATTCGATCAGTAATCGTCTGCATATCTTCGCTCGGTTGGCTTGGTTGACTGCCGCCATCTGTTCCGGCGTCGGTTTCTTTTTCTTTTGCCGTGCCTTTCCTTTTGCTCCATATCTTCCGTCTGGATATTCCTCTACGTCGTAGACGTCTCCGCCCCGTAATTTGTACGTTTTTCTCCGTGTTGCCATCTTTTATCTGTCCTAACTTTAATATCTTTATCGAGGTTTAAAAGCGGGAGTCCCCGCGTGTATCGCTTGACTTCCCGCCTCTTATTTGATACAATATATTTGTCCTAACAAGAGGCGGGAACGCCATCTTTTAAGCGCATCAGTTGCTGTGATGCGCTTTTTTTAATTGATTACATATGTACCGCCGCGCTTTTTTGCTTTTCGCGCGCATACGCTTCGACTTCCGATCTGGTCATTGTCTTGCACTCTAATGCGTACGGATCTCCCCAGCGGATGATCCACAAAATAACTTCTTCTTTCATTTCATGAGGTGTTTCGCTGCTTCTCTCGCTATTTCTTGTGCTGATTTTTTTATTTCCTCTTCTATTTCTTCTTGCGTCATTGTGGATGTTTTAACTATTTTTTGCATTGACTTTTCTGCGTGTTTTTTTCCGTACTCTTCTTCGAGGATGTTTCTTATTCCTCTTAATATCATGACTGTTTCTGCTTCTAATAATATTAAATTTCCTTTTATTTCCACATTGCCTTTACTGCATTTAATCATCTTTACAAATTCCTTTCTTTCCCGTACAATAATCTTGGTTGTTTATCTATGCGTCCTAGAGGTTGCCGCCTCTTATGGGCGCTTTTTTGTTCTGTAAACGTCAAAGTCTTCGCGATTGCCTATGCTTCCCCACGATGTGATCTGATCGTTTTTTGTAAGTACAACTGCGTTTGTATAATCCTGATCGTATTTCAGGCACCATCCTTCGAGCAGTTCTAAGATGCAGTTCATTTCTTCTTCGGCGTCTTTCTTTATTTCTTCGTTCATTTCTTTGTTCACCTCCTTAGATCGGTCCTGCCTGCAGGATGTAAATAATCACAGCCATCACCGCATTTAACATCACACTATCTTCTTTCATTACTCAACGTATTTTCTATTTCCTACTTCGTTTTCATCCTCTTCGAATCTGAGTTCCATCAGGTCTGCCAGCATCAGGTATTCTTGTGCCTTCTTTGTTTCTCCGTGTGTCTCCCGGATCTTATCCCGGAACTGTGCAAGCGTCCCGTAGAAGCATCCGCACCGCACACCCACGCCGCCATCTTTGAGACGGAAGAAGGTCGTTGTACGGTTGACAGATCCGAAACCGTGAGCGTATGCATAGTCCCCATTGCCGCACACCCGCGCATCGCCGCACACCCGCGCATCGCCGGAAACCTGTGCATCGCCGTACACCCACGCATTGTCGTACACCCACGCATTGCCGTACACCAGCGCATTGCCGCACACCCGCGCATTGCCGTACATCCGCGCATTGCCGTACACCTGTGCATTGCCGTACACCCGCGCATTGTCGTACACCCACGCATTGTCGTCATGACCAAGGTTTGATTCCTTCTCCACATACCCGCCAAGTTCTCCGGCTTCCACATCGCCGAACTCAACAAGGGCACGGATGCGGAACAGCTTTGTCCCGAACATATTTGTTACAAATTCATTTGTTAATTCAAATTTCTTCACTTTTCTCGTCCTTTCTGTTACAATAATGTTGATTATTTATCTATGCGCCCTGAGGTTGCCGCCTCATTTATGGGCGCTCTTTTGTTCTGTAAACGTCAAAATCTTCGTGATTGCCTATACTTCCCCACGATGTGATCTGATCATGTTTTACAAGTACAACCGCGTTTGCATAATCCTGATCGTATTTCAGACACCATTCTTCAAGTAGATCTAAGATGCAGTTCATTTCTTCTTCGGCATCTTTCTTTACCTTTACATCCATTTCTTTGTTCACCTCCTTAGATTGGTCCTGCCTGCAAGATGTAAATGATCATAGCCATCACCGCGTTTAACATCATGCTGGCAACCGTTACTGCGATCAGACCTCTTGCAGCGCTGTCTCTTTCTTTTCTTTTGTGCTGAATTTTCTCCTGCTTGTGATCCTCTTCCGGAAAATTTCTCCGCTCGATCGGGATCAGCTCCAGCTCCGGCACTGTCGGTAATTTAATCTCTTCCATGCTTGTCCTTCCTTTCTACCGCTTACGCGGTTTTCTCTATTATGTAGTTTCTGTCAAAAAGAACCCTTTGGTTAACACTTTCTGCAAATGCCTCTTTATCTTCCAGTTCCTTAACCTCTACTTCTTTTCCGTCAATTACTACAATGCTTTTTATGATCATTTACACCACCTCTCTAAAGCTTATGAAACACTGTTTGTACTTGTTGCGTTGTCCAATGAAATCCCCTATACTGTAAATACAGGACACTGGCATGTCCGAGTACTACGAAAGGAGTTCCATCATGATGCAAAATTACTATTTTTATATCTATCCAGATATTAACGGCAATTATGAAGTACATACAGAAAACTGCTATTATCTTCCATCCGAACTTAACAGACAGTATATTGGAAGATACAGTTCTTGTCAGGCAGCTATAATTGCTGCGCAGATTGCTTATCCCGATAAAAAGTTTGACGGATGTTATCATTGTTGCCGTGAATGCCACAAGGGATAATAATGGGGCTGGCTTTTCGTCAGCCTTTCATTGTGGCGTTCTTTCTAAACACCTCACGTACAATCTCGCACGCCTCGTCCAGATTCTCCAATGTCATATTGTTCTGAATCATACACCGCGAAATCTCATTGCTTAATATCGCGCTCTGGTCTTCTCGGAATTCTCTATCAAGCATCTCCATAGCCAACTTAATCACTCTCCTTTCTCTTCTGTCCGTTTTATTGACAGCTGATCTGCATGCTACTTGCTATTCTCCTCCACCTCTCCTATACTGTTAATACAGGCACTGCCATGCCGAGTATTATGAAAAGGAGAGATACTATATGTATGATGTTTATTTTTCATATTTCGATGGAAATGATCACTTGTGCACGAATGTAGATAAAATCGAAATTCCTACTTCATCCGGAATAAGAACATATTCGGGCGATGAAATTGCATCTCAGCATTTTAGGATTCATTCAGAGATTTACCTGTATAGTTCTAGTACAAGCTACACAATTTCTACAACTGGGTTAAAAGCCATCGAAATCAGAAAGAAATAATCTTTCTATACTAGAACCTCTATACTAATTTCTGTATGGGGGTGCTCTTTCTTTAATTCTTCTGCTTTCTTCAAAACATCACTAACATCGTCCATCCTTGTTATGTGAAAAATTATTTTTATTCTCATTATTACCTTCACCTCCTCTTTTGTTTCCTCTATCTTTTTTGATAAATCTCCCGATTTCTACGCCCAGAGCGTTGCAAATTATACGCTTGTTTTATCTCTCTTAATCCCCTATACTTTAGTTACCGGTTCGTGGTGTTACGGGACACTAGGGAAAGGAGTTATTGCTATGCTTACAAAAGAAGCTAAGACTGTTCTGTATCAGCTCTATAAGGAATACCTTGTGCGCCGTGATGGCAATGTTTCACGGTCTCGTGCAAAATGTTTCTCTTCCGCAGAATCGATTCATGCATCTTTGTTTCCGGACTGGTCACTCGAAGACGTTGAAGATGTTCTGCGCGAACTTGGGCGTAATGGTTTTCTCGACAATAGTTACGCCGACGATACAATCTACGATTGTTCCCTTTCCGATGTCGCCATCGTAAAGATGGAGAATCAGAAAAAGGAAACTCTGCTGACAGTTGCTGACTTTATCTCTAAATTCATTCCGTGATAACAGTCCAGTCGTCAGCCATCAGATCATCCGCTGTCGGATTCCATCGCCCTGCTGTTTTTCTCGGTTTTCCATCATGCAATACCGTGATCAGACACGCATCATAAGAATTCGTCGGAGTAATCTCGGAATATATGTCGGATTCCGGTCTCCGTGCGGATGATCTGATGATTTTTCCATTTTCTTTCACTGCTTTTTCTACCGCTTCATGTATATACATCTATGTCACCTCCTTCATTTCTCACTTATAGTGATTTTTAATTGTAAAAAATAAATTGCACAGAGCATTTATGATATTCTGCAATTCTCTTCTTTACCTCATCACTAGGAAGTCTTTCACCATTTTCATACATCGAATATGTGCTCTGGCAAACATTAATAGCTTGTGCCACTTCTTTTTGTGTGCGTGTTCCGCGCAATTCCACTAATTTTTTGCCTATCCTTTTCCTATCCACTTTTATCACCTCCTGTTCACTATTAGTGACCCTTTGTGTTTTCATACTAGCATTACTATTTTCCTTTGTCAATCACTTTGAGTGAACTTTTTTGGTTTTGTGCATTTTCACTAAAAGTGATATGTTGTGTTTACATAGTTCACACAAAGTGATATTATAATTTTATAAACTAGATATTTCTATAAAGGCAGGTGAATATAATAGTGGATTTCAAAAATATAATATTAGCTCTTCGCAATGAAAGAGGGTTTAGTCAAGAGCAATTAGCTAAAGTTCTTCATGTTTCTAAAAGTACCGTTGCTATGTGGGAGACAGGTCAACGTCTTCCAAGTGTTGAAAAATATGAAGAAATTGCTGATTATTTCAATGTTGATATGGATTTTCTTTATGGTCGAACCTCTATAAAGAGGAGAGCTCTATTTGATGAATCCGGTTCTGAATATGTAAATAGTAAACTTGTTACTAGCATTTCACGCAAAAATCAAGGTATTATAATTAACGTTCTCGGTCGTGTTGCTGCCGGTATCCCGATCGATGCCGTTACCGATATTATAGATACAGAAGAAATCTCACTGGAGATGGCTCGAACTGGTGAATTCTTCGGGCTTCAAATCAAGGGTGACAGTATGGAACCCAAAATTTCCGACGGCGATGTCGTGATCGTTCGGCAGCAAAACGACGCCGAAAGTGGGGATATTGTAATCGCTACAATAAACGGGGACGAGGCTACTTGTAAAAGGATTAGAAAATACCGAGACGGTATAGAACTTGTTTCAAGTAATCCTTGTTACGAACCTATGTTCTTTTCAAATGAAGAGATAGAAAATAAGCCCGTAAGAATTATCGGGCGAGTTGTTGAGTTAAGAGCTAAATTTTAAAGATATAACCACTACGGTGATTATATAAAGTGGTGTTAAAGGAACAGGGGACAAAAGAAAGAGAGGGAAGTAAAAACGCTATGAAACAAAAAGAAAAATATTTTTTCGATAAAAATGAGGTCATCGGAAATAAAAAAAGAGCTATAAAAACCCTTAATGAGCTGCTTGAAGCACACATTAAAAAAGCACCTGAAGACAGCACAACAGAAAACGATTCCCATCTCAAAAAAGTAAATCTGCTTTCGTATTGGATCAATACATATTGTAGATTTATTAAAAAAGAAAAAACATTTGATGCTTCAAAAAATAAAGTATACAAAAGAGGTGAAATTATTCAAGTTGACCTAGGCTTTCGTATTGGTCATGAAGAAGGCGGATTGCATTATGCGGTTGTTTTAAATAAAAAAGACTCCCCTTATTCCGATATATTAACCGTACTTCCTCTTTCATCTAAAAAAGAATATACCACACCTAATAAATTCACTATTGATTTGGGAAACGAAATATATGATAAGCTCCATCAAAAGTATATGCAAAAATTCAATAATTCAATTCAAGATGTGAAAGTATCGCCAAATCCGGTGTATGCCGGAGAGAAAATAACGATAGCTTTTACAGTAGATACAACGGAAGCCGATAAGGTGCAAAAAGAAATTGATTTAATGAAAACTGGAAGCATTGGCTTAGTTTCTCAAATCACAACAATTAGCAAAATACGAATAACAAAACCTTTGCATTATTCCGATGCTTTTGCAGGTATAAAATTAAGCGATGAAAGTTTAAATATAATAGATAAAAAAATCTGCGAATTATATATTGGTAAATAATTATAGTATAAAGTATTGACTTTTGGGGCATACCAACATATAATGTTATAGAACAAAACACCTTAGCGTGTATAACATTAGGACAATGCAGTTTACCTGCACAACTTAGACCCCGTAGTAATACGGGGTCTTTTACGTTATACGAAATATACCCGACACTCCCAAAGTCGCCGGAGCATATACGAAGGAAAATGTATTTACCAGGGTAGCCGGAGGACGAGCTTCCACCCATTCCGAGAATCCTGTGGAGGGGGGGTGGTAATTATGAGTACATATGAAGAACTCAGTTTGATCATAAGCATTGCGCTTTTGGTTGTAGCCATTCTGAATTATACGCATAAAAAATAGCCGTCCTGCCCTGACAAAGCTGACGACTATTTCTTATAGTTTTTAAGTTGCGCCGGAGCGGGTGAGGTGCAGTCACCTTCCGGCTATCCTGTTAAGTACATTATAGCAAATGTACCATAAATGTCAACTATCTAGATTTTCCAAATAGTTAGAAAGAGGGTGTGATAAATGGATGATTTTGAAAACAAATTAACTGAATTACATGATCGTGTTCTTAGTAAGGCTCTTACCGAGGATGAACAGAACAGCTATACCGAATCTTTATTTGAATCCATTAAACATATCAATGAATATGGAGAGGAGTTTTGGTACGCAAGAGAACTTCAGCGTGCTCTAGAATATACTGAGTGGCGCAACTTTTCTAGAGTTATTGATAGAGCTGTAACCGCTTGTGAAAATAGCGGAAATGATGTCTTTCATCATTTTGTTGAAGTCAACAAAACGATAGATATGCCTAAATCTGCAACAAAAGAAATTACAGATTACGCACTCTCCCGCTATGCATGTTATTTAATTGTACAGAATGGCGATTCCCGGAAAAAGGTGATTGCTCTCGGTCAGACATACTTCGCCGTAAAGACAAGACAACAAGAATTAATAGATAATTTTAACGAATTAAATGAAGACCAAAAGAGATTAGCTATCAGACGTGAAATGGCAGAGCATAATAAATTATTAGTAGAAGCCGCAAAAAATGCAGGAGTTGAAACAAACCTTGATTACGCTATCTTTCAAAATTATGGGTATCGTGGTTTATACGGTGGTATGGATGCAAAGGCTATCCATCACCATAAGGGATTGAAACCATCTCAAAAAATCCTTGACCATATGGGATATGAAGAACTTGCCGCTAATTTATTTCGCGCCACACAAACAGAGGCTAAAATTAAACGTGATAATATACAAGGGAAAGAAAATGCCAACCAGACGCACTATAACGTCGGTAAAGAAGTTCGTGATACTATTTCACGATTAGGGGGAACGATGCCAGAGGATCTCCCCACCCCAACTAAAAGCATTAAGCAGATCGAACGCGAGCAAAAGAAACTGGAAGATAGATAGAAAAACCGCCCCTGCGTCAACAGGAGCGGTCAACACGCCCTCTCCGCACAGCAGAGATAGGACGGCTTAACTATAACATCTCCGGAGATGCTACAGCATTCCAACCAAAAAATATTGTATCATCTTCGGTCAGCTATCGCAATCAGAACATCTGTTTTTGATAGCTGTTATTTTTATACCTTTTTACATATAATTACATAGGAGTGTGATGCAATGTCTTATTTTATTTATGCTCGTAAATCAAGGAAGGATGCTGATCTCGAAGCGTTGGGAATCGATGTGCTCGAGCGCCATATCACCACTTTGCTGGAGCTTGCTAAAACGCTGTCGCTTCCGATCGGGGCAATTTATCGCGAAGTCGTCTCCGGCGACAGTATTGATTCCCGCCCGGTGATGTCTCAAGTGATGGCCGAAGTAGAGTCTTGTATGTGGGACGGATGTCTTGTTATGGACGTTGACCGCCTCGCCCGCGGAGATACGATCGATCAAGGGCGGGTACAGCGTGCATTTTTCTACTCAAACACAAAGATCGTTACTCCTAACAAGACGTATGATCCGGCAAACGAGTACGATAACGAATACTTTGAATTTAGTCTGTTTATGAGTCGCAGAGAATACGCAACAATTAAGCGCAGGATGCAGCGTGGCAGAGAACGAAGCAGCTCTGACGGATATTATGTCGGAAATATACCGCCCTACGGATGGCGTCGCGTTATCGCTCCTGATGGTAAGCACTTCTCTCTTGCTCCCGATCCAACCGAATCCCCCGTGCTCGATCTGATGTATGATCTATGCGGCAATAAACAATACGGTTATCAAAAAGCATGTACTCATATGGCCGAAATGGGAATTTTATCAAGAAGCGGACGCCCGTTTACGCCGTCCACGCTAAAAGGAATTATATCTAATCCGGCAAATATCGGAAAAGTTCGCTGGGGACATCGGAAAACGGTTCGTACGGTCAAAGATGGGAAAATTTCTCGTTCTCGCCCGCACTCGTCAGATTATATTCTTGCCGATGCAGTTTGGCCGCCCCGGATCAGCGCGGACCTTTTCCAGCGTGCCAACCAGCCAAAAGGGAGCTGCTCCACTCCGGTGCGTGATGACAGACCGATTCAGAATATTTTTGCCGGTCTTGTCCGGTGTTCCCAGTGTGGCCGGCTGATGGTTCGTAAAAAAGCGCATACTAAAACGCCTTATGACATTCTGATTTGTCAATATACTGAATGCCCTACAGTCGGTATCCGAATTGATGAGTTAGAGCTCGCCTTGTTGGAATGGCTGCGGAATTACATAGATAAATACGAGCTCACTGACGCGTTGCCCGAAGACGTGGAGAACGTCGCTGCAAAAGAAGCGATTGTTAAGAATTTTGAAAAAGAACATGAAACACTTTTAAAGCAACGTGAATCCCTTTTTGATTTTCTCGAGCAGGGTATCTATACGAAGGAAATTTTTATCGAGCGGTCAAACGCTCTTGAGCGACGCGTAAAAGAATGTATGGAGCACATTATCTCCGCGCAGAACGACCTTCACGCCACACTCGCACTACAGGCAAACCGTAAAAATTTCGTTCCGCGCTGTAAGAATTTGCTCGGCGAATGGGGTAGACTTACAATTCCCGAAAAGAACAGCGCTTTAAAGGTTTTAATTGAAAAAATCATGTTCACAAAGACAAAACGAAACAAAAAGGGGCAGGATCGTTCTGATTTTGAAATTGATGTGTTTCCAAAAGTGCCGAAATAGCGGCGTTTTTCATTCGTTGCATCTTCTACGAGCGAAAGAACTCGCTCACATGGAAATGGTATGCGCCATCGTTTATCAGCTCACCAAGGACCTTTCTCCGGAGGAAATCGAACGCTCCGGATTTGCTCCTTATTATGTAGATCACACACTTGCTCTCTGGCCACAGGCAGCAAGCGGCGCCCCATGGACAGCAACTTATTTCCAATCAAAAGGAGATCCCATCACCGATCTTCATGAAGATCTTGCGGCAGAGCAGAAAGCGCGTACAACGTACGATAATATTCTTCGTCTCGTAAAAGATCCTGAAGTATGCGATCCGATCCGTTTCTTAAGACAACGTGAAATCGTCCACTACCAACGTTTCGGTGAAAGTTTACGCATTGTACAGGAAAAACTCGACAGCAAAAACTTCTATGCTGTCAATCCCGAGTTTGATAAATAA